AAAGGTAGTTGTACCTTCAGCAGCTGCAACTGTTCGTAAAGCTGGAGTTACAGATAAGTAAATTCCAACATACTCTTGTACAATACTAACTATAACAGGAAATAATCCTGGCGCTGATACTGTTACAAAAGCAGTTCTTGAAGCACCACTTAAGTTTTGTGAGAAATTAGCAGTTATTGTACCATTTCCATTTCCTGATGGTGTTACAGTACATCATGCTGTATTGCTTGTTGCAGTCCATGTTGAATTAGTTACTACACTAAATGTAGTTGTTCCCGATGCTGAACCGACTGTTCTTGTTGAAGGTGTCACTGTTAATGTTGCCGTTGCTCCTGCTTGATGAACTGTTACTGTAACTGATGTTACTCCTGAACCACTAAAGGTAATAGATGCTGTTCTTGCAGCTGCTAAGATATTCGTTGTAAAAGCAACAGAAAGTGAAGTACTTGTTGAACCAGTAATTGTACACCAAGGTTGGTTACTTGTGGCAGTCCAAACTACATTTGAATTAACAGCAAAAGCTGTTGTTCCAGATGATGCTGACACATTTCTTATAGTAGGTACTACTAGTAAATAATAATCAGCCGGCACTACTGTGTTTCCATTTAGGAGTAAATTATCCCAAATTCGTTGCCATGTTCAAATAGTTTGTGGTGTATTCACATTTGAGTAGAATGTTCCAGGTATAACTTTTGGTAAACTAAGATTTGGATTTCTTCGATAAATACAATCTAATAATTTTTGAATTGATATTTTATCCTCTTCTGAAACCTCATATCAATCTGCCCAATTATATACTTGTAAAAACACTTCCAAAAGCGATAGATCTCTCAGTGTTTGTGGATCTCTTCTAGCCAACTTGCGTAAGTTAAAGAGATACTGAACAACTGAAT